GTGCCAGCAGGACCACCAGCGCCAACTGTTACTGTGTAATTAGTTGCCGCAGCTACACTTAAAGTTGACTCTCTATAACCACCCGCACCGCCGCCACCTCCAGAGTCGCTTCCCCCGCCGCCACCGCCAGCTATAACAAGATAACTGACGCTAGTTGGAGCATTAGAACCACCAGCCATCGCTTGCATCAATTTAGTATAAGAAAACATTCTGAATCCTTATGGTGTGTAACCTGCTGCTACAGAGCCGTACCAGTTAGTACCATCACTAACAAATGTCAAAATATCCATCTTACCAGCCGTAGCCGTAATCGTAGGAGCACCAGCCGTACCAAATTTCACACCAGTAAACGTAGCAGTACCGCCACCAGTAGTCGCAGCTTGCTTTAACAATAGGATAAATGACTTACCAGCAGTAGCTGTAGGCATAGTAAATGTACAAGCCGTAGAAGCTGTAAGCGTAGCTGTCTGAACTGTACCGTTAGTCAATGACAATGTGCTTGCTGACGTTACTGTACCAATAGAAACTACGCCTTCGGTATAGTTATTAACTGTTGGATTAGTCAACGTAGAGCTAGTAGCAGTAAGAGCACTAATAGATGCACTAGTAGCAGTTAAAACACTAATAGATGAACTTGTAACGGCTGAACTAGTTACAGTTAAAGCACCAATAGATGCGCTTGTTAATGTGATAATTGAAGCACTACCACCTGATTGAATCTTGTCTGAGTTAAGGTTTGTAAAGTTAGCGTCAACCTCAACGTAACTAAGAGCAGAACCTTTGCCAGTTCGCGTAACGATAGTAGACATAATTTACCCCTTACGCCAAAGTTACGGTTAGATTCGTTGCAGTTACTTTAAATATATCACCAGTAGATATAGTCTTACTTGTATCCAATGCTGTGTGATAAAGCAGATTACCTGCTGTAACCGCATCACGAATACCGATGTGAGTAATGGTTCCCCATGTATTTGTACATTGTGGAAACTCAATCGCAGAGCTATTAGACGTAGCACCACCAGACGGAGCACTAAACGTAATAGACTGACGTACATAAGAGCCACCTGTGACCTCAGTACCAGTATCGGCATCTGTAGGATCGTTAGTGTATAAAGCTAAGAAAGTTGTAGTCGGTGCGGTATAACTCGTAGCACGTAACGTACCGTTAATTAGCGCATTTTCAAGATAGTTACTTATTTCAGCCATGATTTACCTCACACTCATTGACATAGGTTGACCGCCAAATTCACCATTCTGGTCGGCAGTAGAAATTGCTGTAATGCTACGATCATACAAAGCAGCCCATGTCTGAAGTCGTGCATCATTCATCAAATATGGTTCAGCTTCGCCCAATGCCGCATACAGCAAAGCATCAGGATAATTAGTTAGGAATACGTTAACGATATTGCTATCGGATAGATACTGTGGCTTACCGTAATACAACATCTGAATACTGTAGGTAGTATCAGGTATAGGAGCAAACTGAATCTCTGAAGCCAGAATCGTGTAGTTCAATGGCTTACCTGAATCAGTAGTCCTAGCTATTGCATAAAATGAATTAGGCGAAAGGTAAGTAACTGAAGAAGCTGGAGTAGTACGCAGATGTACGTCACGCATCTCTAGGAAGTCCGTAGGCAAGCCGATAGTCTCCTCACCTCCTGTGGTATTAGCACGAGCCACAATGAGCATCTGTCGCGTTCTGATGTCTCTACGGAGCCGTTCCTCAGCCAGTTGGATAAAGTCCGGTATCTGTGCAGTCAGATCACTACGACCTAAGTAACTCGCTATCGTAGATTTTAACGAACTGTAATCCGTCATAACTATTTCCCTGAGTTGTGTCTCTCCACAGCCCCATCTTCTACATCATCCCATCGATACTCATACGTACCAATGTGACCAATATGCATAGACAGACTGTGATCTACATACGTCTGGAATCCACTATCTAAAGCCTTGATGCAGAAATGCACATCTTCGCCAATAATGCCCTTAGAACCCCAACCTACGTCATACCACGGCTTTTTAGTAGCCTCGAATACATCTTTATGTATCATTACTACGCCGCCACCTACAGCCGTACAAGGCTCAATACCTTCTTTACCTTTAGAGTCTATTTTATGCCAAGCGTGACTAATAATCTTGCCATTTTCGTCTTTATCTAGCTCTAAATTCAATGCTGTCGGTAGCGTAGGCTTGCGACGAGTTACTGCATTAACTCCACATATCGGTACATTCCTGCTTAACAATATCTCTATCGTATCGCTAGGAAACCGCATATCTGAATCAATGAACAGAATATAGTCACAGCCATCAGCTAACGCAGCCTCAACCAGCTTTTCACGCTGATCAAATATCAACGTACCAGCCATTGTGTATAACTTTAATCCGTTCTCACCTGTTCCACACCGAAACTTACTATCTCGTCCTACCATCTTCGCAAAGTCAAACGCAAAGCCAGTATGAACCTCGTCTCTAGCTGGAACGCATACACCTACTGTTATACCCATTAGATAGTACCCCTATAGACTTTCCATTGTGCATTATCGGAATCATTGAGCCATCGAGCAAAAGCCACATCGTCAATAATAGTAAAGCCTCTCATAACTCCCCTCTTATTCAAGTCATCAATGACCGTAAAAGGTATTCGAGCTATGTGGTGAAATTCATTAACGTGTCCTAGCCTTGCTTTGTCTGCCTCTCTGATTTGGTTGTTACTCTCAAGTATCTCAGTAACATCCTGTTTAGTTTCGATGATAATTCCACCATCACCGTCCGCATGTACAATTTGTTGTCTATAGTCCATAAGTCCTCATAAATGCCCCCAATCCGAAGATCAGGGGCAGTCTTATTACAGAGCCATGTTCAAGTCAGCAACGATACCGTGAGCGGCTTCGTTCTTAACTTCCAATGTGCACTCAACCAGAATCTGAGTCTTGTCAGAGTCACCAGCTTTTGCAAGCTCGTTAGTCATGAAAGGACGCAGATAAGCGATTGCAGCGTACTCAGGATCGAGTACCAAAGCATCGCGTGTACGCATGAAAATGTTAGGAACAACGCTCATTGAACCGAAGTCTGACAAGTAAACGTCAGCAGCACCAACGATAGTTGCAGCACCAACGCCAGCACCACCACCACCAGCATTGACGTTATAACGATAAGCCGAAAGACCTGTGAAGCTAGATACTTTCTGTTTACCAGTAGCACCAACCATCAGAATCTTAGGAGTACCGCCCGAAGCAAATACTTCAGCAACTACTTCTTTCAGCAGAGCCTCAGTAAATGTACGTGCTGTACCGTCTGTACGAGTCGATACACCAATAGTAGTTGGATCACCAGTAGTATTAGCAACAGAGTTGGTCTTGATCCATGACAGCAACGAACCCATCTTACGAGCAGTAGAGTTAGTTGTACCAGCCGAACGACCTTGATTAGCCAACAGGATAGTCTCGAGGTCACGCTTTAGCTCTTGTGAAGCCTTAGCCAACTGGTATGCCTTCTCAGACTTACGACCTGCTTTGTTAACTGTGTCCAGAGTGCCAGAGACTTTGATAGTCTTTTGCAGAATCTGTGTGTAGTTACCCAAGCGAGTAGTTGGTGTCAAAGTAGCATCGGAAGCGTCAGCACCTTCAACAGCAGCGTTATTTGTGGTAGCTGCTGCAAGGGAGTCGGTCTGCCACTCGTGGAAAACAGCCGTTGCCTTAGTCTTGCCAATAGAACTCATGAATGGAGTAGTAGTAGGCGAGATGTCATAAATGATGTCGGTCAAATCTTCACGCTGACCGATTGCGTCATAAGCATTATAAATTGCCATGATTTAATCCTTTATAAAAATCGTTCAAATACACTAGCTGCATCGCGGACACTTCCGCTTGATCTAGCTCGTGCCTTTAGTTTCTTAATTTCTTCAGCATTACTATCTCTAGGTTTGCTTACGCCCGACTTAATCGCTTTAGGAGCCTCGTTCACCTTCTTAGTGATAGCTGGCTTACTAGCGACTAACTTGTCGTACTGCATTGCCTTATACAGAGTTAGTACAGCCCGACTAT